AATAATTGCAGAAGCAATTAAAGACAACCCAGCAATAGCAGTAGCATTTGTAGAGTTTGCGGGTAGAGCAGAAGAAAACGCAGATGCCCCAATGCCATATACATTGGCAGATGCTATTACTGAGGTACAAACAGAAGCATTTTTAGCAGATCCACTTGGAGCAGTGTTCAATGTGGATGTTACAGAACTCCTATCTAATTTCTCTGAGTTAGGTATGGATATGACAGATGATCAGAGAGAAAAAGCACAGGAAGTAATTATCCCAGTAGTACTTGTTTCTAACATAGTATCTGCGGTAATTGGAATGAGGAGGTAACATGAAAATAATTAAGAAGGTTGTAAAGGGATTTTTTACATGGCTTAAGGATGCTGGTGTAGAAATAATTGCTCAGGCATTTACTCTCCTTGGATTCTTTATCGCTTGGTTAACCCTAACAGGATCAGCAAGAGATATTGTTGGTCTTGCAGTATTAATTACAACAGTGGTCTGGTTAATATCAATACCGCTTAGAAAGGAGGACTAACATGGCAACTAAAAAAATAGTAGAGGCTCCTAAGAAAGAGCATCCACAGAAAGCATTAACAAATGTGTTGATGAGAATTGTAGCAGTATTTGCGGCGTCTGGTCTATCGGTACTTGGTGCTGGAGCAGTAGTTGGAATTGACACAATTCAGGCAGTAATGCTTGCTGGTTTGCTTGGTGTTGCTTCTGTTGTTGAAAGGCTTGCAAGGGCTTTTTTGGACGATGGAAAACTCACAATATCAGAAATAAATGAAGCGTTCAAAACGGTAGATAAAAAGGCTAATTAGTCATTATTGAGCCTACTTGACGGCCCCTTCAGGGAATGGTATACTTAACTATACCTACCTGGAGGGGCTTTTCGCATGACCTGTATTGCTGTATTAAAACACGAAGGTAAAGTTTACATGGCTGGAGATCGTGGTGCATCTGATGATGGAACGATCCTTGCTCTTGAAGCACCCAAGGTTTGGAAGATAGGTCCATACCTTATTGGATATGCAGGGGCATTAGACGGAGAAAGAATTCGTTATAATTTTAAGCCAACCGCACCAAACATTAAAGATACAGATAAATTTATGCAGACTAAATTTATTAAAGAACTGAGAGAATTTTATAATGAGTTCTGGGTTGATACATCTAAAGATGGAGATCTTGGTTTAATTATTGCCATTCGTGGAGAGGTATATGAGCATAGTGCTGTAGATATGTCTTTATCTAAATATACACTTCCATACATGGCAATGGGCTCTGGTGCAGAGTATGCATATGGTGTTTTGTATGCAACAGACAAACAAAAAAATGCAAGAAACAGAGTTCTACAAGCAGTAAATGCAGCAATAAAATTTAGTCCATCTTGCCTTGGTCCAGTTGACATTGTCACTGCCTAAAGGTATAATTGATATATGATCGAAGAAGAAGACTTGGATGAGTTCGGTATCTGGCTTTCAAACGGTATTGAGCGAGGCTGGATAACAGAACCATTTTGCAATACTCATGATGGTGATCCATACATGACAGAAGAAGAGCAAGAAGAGTGGGAAGCAGGAGGCGACCCATGTCAATTAGTTGTAAAAATAAAAGAATAAAACAAACTACAAACAAAGGATAAAAATGAAAAAGACGCTACTAGCAATACTATCAGCACTACTTGTAATTACTACAGTTCATCCTGTTCAGGCAAATGATGAAAAGGTTTTAGCAATTATTGATACTGCTATAAACTCTAACAATTTCCCTCAAATTATTCATGAGGTATGCTTTACTACAGTAAAGTCAAATATTAAATCTCAAAATATGTCATGTCCAAATGGTGAACTATTTATGGAGGGCAAAGGCGCAGCGTCTGCCCCATGGCCAACATCAGTAAATAATGCTACATATCATGGAGACGCAATGGTAAAATCTGCCTTAACTGTTAATACAAATCTAAAGATTGTTTTTATTAGATTTAATGATGTAACCTCTATTGGAAATTCAAGGGGAGATGCAAAGGCATTGGCTTTAGCATTTGACTGGGTATCAAAGAATGCGTCTAAATATAGCATTGATGCTCTTTCAGTCAGTCAATCTTCAGTAAGTGCAGGAAATCTTTCATTATGCAAAAATGATACGGTTACTATTAATGCAGTGGCATCTTTGACTGCAAACAATATTCCAGTTTTTGCTGCTACAGGAAATGATCGACGCAGAGATGTTGTAGGTTTCCCATCATGCGTAGAAGGGGTTATTGGTGTTGGAGCACTTGGTAATGCAACACAACTTGAAGCAGCAACAAACACAGGCCCTGGACTTGATATGGTTTCTTCTGGAGCAGTGAGAATTACTAAGTATAACGGAGCACCAACATCGACTGCTGGAAGTTCTGTTGCAACTGCTGTTTCTGCAGCATCTTATGTAAATAGAAATACATTTAAAACTTTTGGTGAGTATCTATCATCTCTGCCAAAAATTTTGATTAATAATATTTCTTATATTCGTAATTAATATAATGTCCTGGGTACGACTTTAAACTGCCCTTTATTGCTCCATAACTCAGATGGTAGAGTGCCGAACTGTTAATTCGGATGTCCCTGGATCGAGACCAGGTGGGGCAGCGTGATATAATTATATTGTCATACTAACAAGGAGGAATATTATGGCAGCAAAACAAGGTTCAGTACAAGCAATTATTGATGTTGCAAAAAAAGAAATTGGAACTATTGAAGGTCCAAAAGATAATGAAACAAAATATGGAAAGTGGACTGGAGCAAACTTTTTACCGTGGTGTCAGTCATTTGTCTCATGGTGTGCATACACTTCAGGATTAGATGCAAAAAAGTATCCTAAAACTGCAGCAACAGTCGCAGCGTCAGATTGGTTTAAGAAAAATAGTCGTTGGGCAGATGCTCGTAATGATGATCCTACTCCAGGAGATTGGATTTATTTTGATTTTCCAGATGATGGAGTAAATAGAATTTCACATGTTGGTCTCTGTATTAAGAACAATGGAGACGGAACTATTCAGGTAATAGAAGGAAATACTTCTGGCACTGCAAAAGGTGATCAACGTAACGGCGGTATGTGTGTTGAAAAAACTCGTGCATATGTTAAAAATAACAAAAAGAAATTAGTAAATGCAGTAGTTGGATGGGGTCGTCCAGTTTATGTTGGAGAAGAAGATCTTCCACTACTTAGTAAGGTAGGATCATCTGATACAGCGCCAACAAGAGGTGGCGGTAGCGGAATAGATCAGGTTGCTCTGTAATGGAGTCAAGAAAAAGAAGTTCACTAAAAGCAGTATGTTACACAATATATCATGTAACTGTTGCTACTTTAATTTTTTCTGGTGTAATATATGTTGCTACTGGAAAATGGGAATATGAATATTTACAACCTATAGGTATAGGTTTTATATCCTATCTTATTTGGGAAATTTTTGGCTATTATATTTTTGAAAGAATATGGCCTAAAACATTTAGGAGGGTAAGATAATGCGTATTAAAATTATTAAGTTTGTAGTTAAACTACTTGGTTATGAGTGGTCTGGAGATGAACTTAAACTGCCAGTTTGGCAGGTAAAAGCAAAGAAAAAGAAGTAATGCCGTCATACGAATATGATTGTATGTCTTGTGCAATAAGATATACAATGACTAGATCTATGTCTGATACTGATCCAGGGTACAAATGCGATACTTGCAATAATGCCCTGGTTCGTGTATACTCTAGTATAGGAGTTACATTCAATGGCTCTGGATTTTATAAAACTGACAATCGGAAGGTATAATATGTTTACAATGCTAAAGGAAGAAACAAAGCAAGAGTGGCAATTATCTCCTGTTGATAGGTGCGATAGATGTAGTTCAGAAGCGCTTGTCAAAGTAACTGGATTAAATGGAGATTTGTTATTTTGTGGGCACCACTACAATAAAATCATGGACAATGCTGTTGGATATGACAAGATGATGAAATTTGCAATTACAATTGTTGATGAAAGAGAAAAATTAACTGAAAATAGATCAAAGGGGAAAGATTACTAATGTATGAATATTATGTAAGAAAAGTAGAGGGCGTAGTAGATGGAGATACCATTGACGTTCTTATTGATTTAGGGTTTGACATTTTATTTGCATCTCGTGTAAGACTTGCTGGTATTGATACCCCAGAATCTCGCACGAAAGATCTTAAAGAAAAAGCCCTCGGCCTAGAATCCAAAGAGTATCTTAAAAAGTTTTTAAAGGATGCAAAATCAATAGTAATCAAAACAGAAAAAATGGATTCATCTGAAAAGTATGGCCGTATTCTAGGCTGGCTATATGTTAATGATGATACGGTTTCAGTTAATGATCACATGATAAATGATGGCTACGCATGGGGTTATCTTGGAGATACCAAGGTAAAAGATTTTGAAGCCTTGGCTAAGGCTAGAAAAAAATCTGGAAAATAAATTTAGAAAAATAAAATGAAAAGAACTATTCTAGAAAAAAACATTTTTTATTATGAAAATGTAATAGAAAATCCTGACATATTGCTTAATAAAATTGAAGAAACTGATCATTTATTAACAGAACAAACAGGAATTTCTAAATGGATGGATTGGACTGCATATCAGTCTGACTATTCATTTGGAAAACAGAAAATGATTAGAGAGCATTTTTTTAATATAAATCATGAAGCATATCATGAGTGTAGAAATATTGAAAAACAGTTAAAAGAAGGAATAGTTGCCGTTTCAAAAGACTATGAATCTATGCATCCAGGACTTGATATTGGAATGTTATGCCCTATGTCTATAAGTAAATATTTTGTGGGAAGTCAAATGGGAAAACATACCGATACGCACGACGATGATCAGGGTAAAACTATATCCGTTGTTCTTTATTTAAATCAAGACTACACTGGCGGAGAAATAGAATTTGAAGATCAAAAGATAATTGTAAAACCAACTGCTGGAAGTATTGTAGTTTTCCCATCAAGAAAGCCATACTTTCATGCATCTAAACCAGTCCTTTCTGGACAAAAATATATTGTTCCAGGATTTTGGGAAAATCGAGTTAATTTACAGATTGGATGGCAAGATGAAGGACAATAAAATATTTGATAAATTAGTTTTAACTGGTGCTTTAAGGTTTGTTGGTAAAGACTCAGAAACAGGTGAAAATATGTATGTAAAAACAGAAATGTTAAAAGACATAGATCCAAAACTCGATGTCGCATTAAGCACATATTTTTCAGAAATGGCTATGAGGTTGTGGGAAAAAGGTTTTATAGATATGGATGTGACAGAGGCAAACCCCATAGTAAAACTTAATGAAAAATCTCTTGATATTGAGCAGGTTAAATCTTTGGATGCAAACGAAAGATCTGCCCTTAAACAATTAATCAAAATTCTTTTTAATAAATAATGATAGAATAAGTTTAGGGGGCACCAATGAACGATTTTTTTGGAGCAGTCTTATTGACAACGGTTATGCTGCTGCCTATATCCTTGTATTTTTTTAGGGTACAAAAAAAAACAGTTCAAAGACAAATTGTAAGCCAGGCCATGCTACACCACAGGTATGCTGGTGCTAAAAAATATAAAAGAAAGTTTAAGACAAAGACTCAATCTGCAAAACATCAAGAGGATTCTACAACAAAAGTTATTGTTGTGGACGATGAGGCATACTGGATTAAAAATAACACATTTTATAAAGCCCCCCTTGTTAATCAAAAAATTGACAAAGATTCTGCAGAAAAAGTTGACACAACCAACATGGATAAGGTACAATTAGATAAGATGTTGTTCATAGTAGACAAACTAACAGAAGGGACAAGTGATGATAGTAGGGGTTCAGGGAACGCCTAACTTCAATAACTACAATATCTTTCTTAGAGCAATGGCTGTAGCCTTGTCAGAATTAAAACCAGAAGAGAGAGAATTTAATCTTTATTCTGCTGGACCAAATAAAGTAAATGACATGGCAATGGAATTTGTAAATCTTTCTGAAAGAGGAATGAAGTCTAGAGGAAGATCTATAAAACTATTTAGGGTAACTCCTCAATGGCTTGAAGAAAATATTAATAGTTTTGATCATTTTGCTTTTGTTTCTAATCCAAAAGAAAGAGTATCAAACTTAGTTGGTCTGTCAAAATCAAAAAATATTAGCACAAACATATACAACTTCTAAGGAGTATAAAATGAAAACAGTAAATTCTCTTGAACAAATGGAGACAATCATTTCCAAGAACAAAAATTTGTCTTGGGATGGGTGGAATGTTGTTGAAATGATAAAGTCAGATAAGGCTTTAACATCAAAGTACGGAGCAAGAAAAGATGGCGCTTGGTACTTGAAAAAAGTTTTTGTCGTTTCTAGAAATGGATGGGAAATACCTGACAAGTATGTAGCATAAAAATGAATAAGTATGAGTGGAAAGACAATGCTTCATGCCTAAATTATGACACAAATGTTTTTTTTGATAAATATGAAGAGGACGAACTTCTAAGGCCTGCTGTAGACCTATTATGTTCTAAGTGTCCAGTTAGAAAAGAATGTTTCTCTGTTGGAATTTCTGGTAAAGAATGGGGAGTTTGGGGTGGGGTATACTTAGAGGGTGGAGAAATATCGAAAGAATTTTCTAGCCACAAAACAAAGGGTGACTGGGGAACAACATGGCAGTCTCTTACAATGGAGTAGTATGTATACAGACGCAATGAAAAGAGCATTTCGATCAATTTCTTGTCCTAAAAATTTTTCTTTACAAATTATAGACAATGATCATTTTTTAACAGTCAAGGCTAGAGAAAAAGATTTTATGTCTTTAGAAACTGTAGAGATGAAAAGAGAGGCCATAGAGTATATGATTCGTGTCAAAAAGGCTTTAGAGGATAACGGCGCTATAGTTCTTTTGGTTAGAGAAGGAGGAAAAGAGTTATGATAGAATCAATTCTTATTTTTATATTGTCTTTTCTTACACCTTTGTTTTTATTTCTTTATTTGAAAGAAAGAAGAAATAGCAATGCCATTCTTGCTAATACTGTAAAACTTTTAATACATCAGGAACAACAGTTTGAGGCAAAAAAAACAGACAAAGAAAAGGCAAATGAGGATTTTTTAAAATTTGTTTCAGATTCTCGTGATTTAGCATACAAATACATCGAGTCTGTTCAGGCTGGGCTAAATAAATTTGTTGAAGAAGTAGAGCCACAATTAGATTATTATGATAGGTATGGACCTGCTGTAGAAGGAATGGTAGCACCACACGATCTTGCTTTAAAAAAAATATCTTCAGAGTTTAAGGAATTAAAAAAATTTTTACCAGAAAATAATGAGATATAAAAATGAAAGAAATATTGCTATCACTATCAGTAGGACTTACTTTAGGACTAATTATCCTATCAATAAGCGCAATATCCCCAGTTAAGATTCCAATCCCAGCCCCTCCAGTATTCGCTGGCGTTGCTGGTATAATTGGATTATGGCTTGCTCAACCAGTTTGGGTAGCCATAGCGAAGTTCATATCCTAGGAGGAATAAAATGAATGAACAAATTAAGGCAGCACTAGCGTCTTATGGACGATCAGTACTTGGAGCAGCAACAGCAATGTATGCTTCTGGCGTAACAGATCCGAAGACACTAGCATACTCACTACTTGGCGCACTTGTGCCAGTTGTATTGAGAGCAGCAAATCCAAATGACACAGCGTTTGGTCGCCTACCATCTGTAGAAGATGTAGACGCTGCAGTTAAGTCTGCAAAGATTGTAAAGAAGCCTGCAAATAAGACTTCAGTAAAGAAGGCTCCAGCAAAGAAGAAATCTTCTGGTGGCGGAACTCCAGCAGATCATTTATAAATTAAAATCATAATGGGGTATTGGAAATAATTCCGTACCCCATTACGCTTAATATGCTGTATAATATAATTAATTATGAAAAAAATAGCAATACTTTATATGTTTCAACAATTTAAAAAAATATTTAAGAAAAAGAAAAAAACAAAAGGATTCATATATTAATGAAGGTAATAAACAATGATCATTCTTGGAATTAATGAAACATCTCATGATGCATCAGTATCTTTAATAAAAGATGGAGATATACTTTTTGCTGCCCACGCTGAAAGGTATAGCAAGAAGAAAAATGATTGGTACAATAATGAAAACATATATAAAGATATGTTTAATTATGGAACACCAACACATATAGCATATTACGAACAGCCTCAATTAAAAAGATCTCGCATATTTTTAAGAGGAGGGGCTGCAGACTGGAAGCCAAATATTCCAATTGATCTACCAGTTAAACACTTTAATCATCATTACTCCCACGCATGTGCTGGATACTATACAAGTAAGTTCAATGATGCAGTTATAGTTGTACTAGACGCAATTGGAGAGTATAACACCTCAAGCATTTGGATAGGTGAAGGTTCAAATATAAAATCTGTTCATAAAAAAAATTATCCATTTAGTTTTGGATTATTTTATTCAGCATTCACGCAATTAGTGGGTCTAAAGCCCAATGAAGAAGAATACATATTTATGGGTATGGCTGCATATGGAGATTGGGCAAAATATTTTCTTAAAGTAAATGAATATTTTCCAGATTTACAAAAACAAAAATACAACTTTCATCAAGGAATTTTAGATTGGAATATGCCTATTACTGAGCAAGATAAATTTGATATTGCAGCAGCAGTACAAAAGGTATATGAAAATAGATTAGTAAATTTTATGTCAATGGCACAAAAACTTACAGGAAAGCGCAATCTTGTGTTTATGGGTGGATGTGCCTTAAACTGTTCTGCCAATACCATGCTTTGGAAAATGTTTGATGATGTCTGGATCATGCCTAATCCAGGTGATGCAGGATCATCCCTTGGCGCAGCAGCAGCACTTTATGGAAAACATTTAAATTGGCAAGGCCCATATCTTGGCTATGATTTAGGCGGGGAATATCCAGTAAAAGAAATTATTACTAGTTTGATTAGAGATAAAATTGCAGCAGTAGCAACAGGAAGAGCAGAATATGGTCCAAGGGCCTTGGGCAATAGATCTATTCTTGCTGATCCAAGAGATCCATTTATAAAAGACAAGGTCAATCTTATTAAAAAAAGAGAATTATTTAGACCTTTTGCTCCAGTCGTTATGGAAGAGCATGCTGATAAATGGTTTGATATGAAATTTTCTTCTCCATATATGCAATATGCAGTAAAATGTTTGCAGGCAGATCGCATACCATCTGTGGTTCATAAAGATGGTACATCAAGAGTGCAGACGGTAAATAAAGAACAGCACACAGGACTGTATGAAGTACTATCCAATTGGTATGCCATTACAGGAGTTCCAGTATTATTAAATACAAGTTTAAATATAAAAGGTCAACCATTGCTTAATGATAAAAACGACATAAAAAAATGGCAAAGCATCTACAACAGTAATGTGATACAATAAATAAATGATTGGCGAATATAGTTTTCAAGACAGATTTTTATATAGATCTTTAAAAGAGATGAGTGGTTATGCTATGCCAAACCAAGATGCTGATTCTGTAAAAATAGAATATAATTTAAATTCCTATGGCTATAGATGTGATGAATTTAAAGATCAGGAGATATTAACTTTGGGATGTTCTCAAACAGAAGGACATGGTCTTCCAATAGATCTAACTTGGCCATATCTAATATCAAAAAAAATGAATAAAAACTATATTAATTTAGCAAAAGGTGGAGAGGGGGCACAGTCACAAGTAGTAAAGGCATTTAAATTTTTTGAAGAATTCTATCATCCTAAATATATATTTGCAGCATTTCCAATGGCAAGAATCGATGTCCCCCTAATTGGACTTACTACAAGAAATTCTAATAGGTCGCCTATGGATCCCAGGTTGAAAACGAGATTTCCTGAAGACAATAAGAATGAAGGGAAAATTAAAATAGGTAAAGCAATCCTTAATAATGGATTGCTTGAGAAATATTCTAAAGCGCCATATAAAATAGAAAGTGTTTTACCAGAAGAGTTTGCATTTTTTTATAATATTTTATTTATTAAAATTTTAATTCAGTATTGTGAAGCCAATGACATAAAATTAATATGGACTGACTGTAAAGATATAAAGTTAAATACTTCCTCATTAAAAGAATTTCATAATGGATATTTTGAAAGCCCATACCAAAATCAACCTATAGAAAAAAAATGCCATTCTGAATTTGCAGACAATCCTTTTTTTCATTATGCAGCAGACTACGACTATTGGCCGCCTGGACATTGGAATTTCCACACACAGATACATATGTCAGAGTCAATATACAGTATGATATAATTAATCTGTACCTGCCCAATGGGGGGTATAAATTGAACTCGCTTAACAAGGAGGAAATAATGGTAAGTTCATGGTCATTGGATCTTTTTAAAGATCCATTTTTTATTGGTTTCAACAGAGAGTTGGACCGTCTTTCAAATATCCATCGTGAGGCAACTCGTCAATCTTATCCACCATATGATGTGGTAAAACTTGATGAAGACACTTACAAACTATCTTTAGCCATTGCTGGTTTCAGTAAGAATGAGGTAGAGGTTTCTGTGGATAACGGAAGTTTAATTATCAAGGGTGAGAAAACCGAAGAGGACGTAAATAATGTCCTACATAAGGGTATCGCAACCAGAAAGTTCACACGCACCTTTGCTCTTGGAGAGTATATGGAGGTAGATCGTGCTGAAATGGCAGACGGTATTCTTAGCGTCTTTGTGGAAAGAAACATCCCCGAAGAAAAGAAGCCCAAAGCAATTAAAATAAATTAAATGATATAATAAAGTGATGTCGTTTGACATTAGCATAAATACACACCTGAGCATGTGTATAAACTGCTCAAAGAAAAGAGAAAAATGTACCTCTACACCAATAATTTTTTAACAGAAGAAGAAAAAATTTTTATTAGAAACAGATTATTAAATATTCCATATTATTTTTTACCATCTATTCGTGCTGCTAAAGATGAAGTAGTTGGCCTTATAGGTGAAAAATATTCTGATAGTGGCATTATGTGTAGAGAACCACTAGAACAAGATATTGTAGAATTTTTAATTAACAAATTTGCTCAAAAAAATAATATAGTAATAAAAGAAATATTAAGAGGAAGGTCTAATTTTACATTTAGATCTATTGATGAAAGACCAATGGAACCTCATGTTGATCTTAAAAGAATAAAAAAGAATTTTAATTTTGTATACTATGCAAATAATTCTGACGGAAACACCAATCTTTATAAAAAAAAATATACTGGAGAAAAAATAGATGGAGACAGTCTAGAATTATTTAAATCTTTTAGTCCAAAAGATGGGTATGCATTATTTTTTGATGGAGATATTTTTCATAATTGGGAGTATCCAAAAAAAAATGATTTCAGACTTTCTGTTGTTATAAATCTGACTTGTGATATTGATGAGTCTGTTATGAATAAAGTAAATTTTTAAACAATAAAACTATCTTGTCCACCATGACAAACTGTATCTTACGGTATCAAAAACCTCATTTACTCCATGTTCATATTCCTTATTTCCAGGATGCATTACTAATGATTTAGCCTTTGGTTTTATTGATAAATTTTTTTGTGGATAAAATATTTCTCCACCGCTATAGTCGTCATTTATATATACAACAAACCCATGTGTAATTATTTTTTCATTTGGATTATATTGTGGATGTTTTGGATGTATCTCGTCTGTATGAACTCCCAGTCCTGGACCAATTCTTCTTGATATGGAGTTTATTGGAAGATATTGAAAATCAACTATTTTATATTCTTGTGAAAATATATCTTTTGATCTATTCTGTATGTTGTCTAATAAATTCCTATAAAAATTATATTTTTCTTTAATGTTATCACTAGTAATCCTAAGTTGATTTCCGTACCATTCTTTTAAACCAGATCCATCGTTTGACCCATCCCATAGTTTAGGGTCAGAGTCTGCCAAATCCATGATATTTTTTACTTCATCATCACTTATAAAGTCATCTATTACAATAATCTCATTATTAAACGGCCTATGTATGTTCATAATACTATTATATCGTACAATAAAATATGGTATACTATTTGTTATGCCGTATCGTATAGGTGCTAAGGGGTCTAATGGTTGTTCTGGATACCCCGCTTTAAAGGACACAGGAGAGGTTATGGGATGCCATGAGACTCGTTCTGAGGCTGCAGCACAGATCTACGCCATAAACCGCTCTGAGGGCAATATAGGCAAGGCAATGGTTAAAGAAGGCGATATGGTAATGGCCCCACATGATGAGGAAATATATGTAGGTCGTGTTGTTCATGTTATGACAGAAGGAATGCTTGGAACTCCAGGATCTGAATATGCTCTTGAAGCAAGCCCAACAGAACCAGCCATACTAATACAACTTTTTGAAATGGAAGAGGGCGGTCTTGAAGAGACTGAATATTTTGTTGGAGCGAAAGCATCAGAGGTAATGGCAATGTCGTCATTAGAATCAAATGTAGGAATGGATAAAGCATACGAAGGATGCGGATGTCCAATGTGTAAAGAATTAAATGTAACATGTGAGCAATGTCCTCAATGTCAGTCTGGAGAAATGAAATCAGATTGCTGTGCTAATGTAAACAAACAAGCACCATGTTGGGATGGATATGTTCAGCGTGGTATGAAGCCAGGTGCAAATGGTAAGCCAGTTCCTAACTGCGTACCTGCTGCAAAGGCAGACGATCTTTGGGAAGATGACGATACAGTTGAGTATGATACAGACTCTGTATCCAAGGCAGAAGGGTATTCTCCACCTGCAGGAGCAAGGGCTGCTGCTCGCAAAGCAATTAAGTTTAAAGAAGATGGTAAGGCAAAAGGTGCAGGAACTTCAGTTGGATGGACTCGTGCAGGGCAGTTAGCAAGAGGAGAAACCTTGTCTCTTAGTACTGTTAAAAGAATGTATTCATACTTCTCACGACATGAAGTAGACAAGAAGGGTAAGGACTGGGGTAACTCAGCAAACCCATCAAACGGATATATCATGTGGTTAGCATGGGGCGGAGACGCAGGATTCTCCTGGTCAAGAGGCATTGTTAATCGTGAAAAAGATAAAGCATTGTTTGCTGATGTTTTTAGTCCTATTCAAAAACAATCAAAAACTCGTGGTAGCGGTAATGGCCTCATCTAAATCATCTGGAAAATATAGATCAAAACATCCATTTAATCCAATACAGATTAAAAATGGAATGGTGGTCCGTCTCAGGAAAGACGGGACTGTTAAAGCAATCCTTGGAAAGTATGGAGAGTACAACAAAAAGGATAATTAATGAAACAGTTAATACATTTTACCGCTGATTGGTGTCTTCCATGCAAAAGAATGAAGCCTGTTATAGATAAGTTTATTGATGAAAATAAGGATATAGAATATATAAAAATTGATGTAGATTCAGATTATAGGACTGCACAACTTTATAATATTCAATCAGTACCTACACTAGTATCAAAAATTGATGGAAAAGTTCATGACCGTGTTTCTGGACTTGTTTCTGAATTTGTAGTAAAATCACTTTTCGGATAATTTTTATTAAATAAATTAATTAATTGTTTTGTATATTTATCATAATCAATTTCAACAATAAGGTTTCCATCAATTAATTTATGAATTTTAATATCTTTCCCTATTTCAAATAATATATTTTTTATTTCATTTTCAATTTTATTCATAGTTATGATCCATAATAATTGTAGCCCTAGGCTCCGTCACTACTGCTTTATGGATAATTCCTCTGGGAGCAAAAACTAAATCTCCAGGTTTTATAATATATGATAAATAATCTTCTGTTTCAAATGAGTCATATATTCTCCATTCTAAAGTACCTTCGCACTGCAAAAGTACTACATCATGATCATCTTTGTGTATACTGTATTCATTGTCTCCAATTGCAAAAGTTACTATTGTTTTTATATTTGGAAAATTATGTCCACAAATATAGGATAGTTCAGAAATAATATTGTTATTTTCAAATAGTAAGTTTAACCTATAATTATCATTTTTATATGAAACAGCATGCATTATTTGTAAATCAAGAGGACTGTATGCTAAAACATCTTTGCTTTCATTAAGTCTGATTAAGTATCTACCGTCAACAAGAGTTGATTCTTTTCCTGAATTGTATTTATAATTTATATTGTTAATTATGTTTGTCCATTTTGGAACATTATTATAAAAATTTTTAATATGAAGTAAGGTGTTTGTTTTTCTACTTTGATTAATATCATTTTTTATTTTTGTTAAATACTCTGTAATCATAATATTATTATACACCAGAGCCTCCTGTAGGATTTGAACCTACGACAACCCGCTTACAAGGCGGGTACTCTACCCCTGAGTTAAGGAGGCAATCCTTCACGCTACTACGACTTTAGCAATAGCATTAATCGTTGCAGCAATTCTTCCAATATCACGAAGTTGTTCGGTTGTATACCCTTCCCTTTTTAAGGTTTCGTAATGAGCCTTAACGCAGAAATGACACTTGCCGATAATTGATGCTACTAATGCATATGCTTCAAACTTATCTTTTGTTGTACCGCCATGAGATGTAATAGCATTCATTCTAAGTTGTGCAGGTAGTCCAGTTAAATTGGGATCATCAGCCATCTCAGTGTATGGATACCAAACATTATTTTGTGCCATCAATGCTGCTGCAGTAAAGGCTGCATTTTTTTCTACCTCATCTGTAACACCAGCAGAAACCATAGCGACAATGTCCTGATTACCTGTTGCAAGGGCTGCTGCAAGTGCGAGGGATGAAGAGTAATCGTAATCAAAACTACTTCTATTAATCACAGCATCAAGATTTAACTTAATGTCTTTAGCATACTCAGGAACAAGTTCCTTTACTTCATCTACCCAACTCACAAGGTTTCTCCACCGAGACTTCTATTGCAAGCACAGAGTTCTCCTGTTTGAAGAGCATCAAGAATACGCAATGTTTCTTCAGGACTACGACCAACATTTAGATTGTTGACTGTAACATGCTGAATAATATTGTCTGGATCAATAATAAAGGTTGCACGAAGGGCAACTCCGTCTTCATTGAGAACTCCAAGTTGTTCTGCTAAACCAGTGTACCCTTCATCATCTCCATTATATTGCCAATTGCGAACCTGGTCAGCAAAAGACCACGAGTTGGTTTTCTTCAGATCTTCATGGGCATTGCGCCACGCAACCTTACAGAATTCATTATCTGTTGATCCTGTCAGTAATACTGCATCACGATCATTAAAATCATTTACAAGTTTGTCATAAGCAACAATTTCTGTGGGACACACAAAGGTAAAATCTTTAGGGTAATACACAAGAACTTTCCATTTTCCTGGAAACCATTTCTCGTTTAATGTTTCAAAAACATCATCAGCACCATCTAGTCTTCCTGGCTTTACACCAACAATGCGAAACGGATTTAATTTATATCCAATTGTTTTCATTATATCTCTTTCTTTTATTTTTGATCAAAAATAGGGGGGGTGTAGTGTTGCAACATAGGCTATAAGTGTTTCCCGACAAATATATTCTAACTACACCCCTCTACTATATATTATAGCACCCTCGATTGGATTTGAACCAACGACAAACGGATTAGAAGTCCGCTACTCTATCCCCTGAGTTACGAGGGTCTAGTACCCCCAGTTGGATTTGAACCAACGCTTGGACGATTTTAAGTCGTATGCCTCTACCACTGGGCTATAGGGGCGTAGAGCAGGTAGGACTTGAACCTACGATAACCGAATTATGAGTTCGGGGCCTTGACCAACTTGGCTACTGCTCCATTATTTAATTATAGTTTACACGATATGTATTGTCAAATACCGTCGTCTTCAAGCCTTCGTAATATCTCAGCAGTTTTAGGATCATTAATCATTTCTTCTAATGCCTCTTTAACAGTAGGACGCATTTCTGGCAGGGTATACAAATCTTTCTTTGTAATCTTATATAATAAACTTCTCAATCTTTCACAATCATCATGTCTCCACCATGTATAACAAAACAATCTTTCTTCAGACTCTACAATGTTGGGACAAGACCTATACTCTTCAATGATCTGGTCTATAATGACCTTCTGTGCCTTTTTACAGCCATTACAGGGGCAGACCCAGTTAGACACCTTTTACCTTTTTAATCACATCGACTACAAGCATTCTCATACCTAACGCATTTAATTGTGCACCATTACTTTCAAGTGGTATTTTTTCTACTTCTTGAATTATCTTGTCTTTTACCGACTTTACTATTTTATGTGTTCCATTGCAATTTGGATAGTCTGTTGAAAAACCACAACTGCATGCCATATTACATCTCCTTTTCTTTGTAATAAATTATATCAAAAATATCTGATAAACCTTTTTCTGGAATATCATGAAAATAGTATGATCCATTTTCTTTTATATTCCATCCACGCCAACCATCTTGTTCACACCATATTGCTGATGCAGTTTTCATAGCCTCTGGATCATTTAATGTGCGAGTAATCGAGTTATACCAATCAACTTCAGCAAAAATAAAAAGACGAAGTCTTTCCCATGAAAACAGAACTCTAGTTATATGATCAAGCATTGTTTCTGAGAACACTTAAAGATGCTCCTAAGATTTCTGCTCGCTTTGCTAACTGTTGTCGCTCAAACTTAGAAAGATACGGCTTGTCTTTCATTCTTTTTTTATTTTTTGCATAACGTTTTGCCTTGTGTTGGGATACTTTATTGTTTGTTTTTTTCATACATATATGATATCACATTATCAAAAAATAATCAAACTATAGTTATAGGATTTATTATTCTGACAAGTTTTCTGTTATTGTTGTGTTGTTTTCTTTGTTTAAACTACTGTGCATTTTAAATTTTTTCATATTTTTTGAATTATATGTTTCGTTAGTTTGATTAATAGGATTGACAAATATAAAATCTGGATTAGCATTTCCTAATTCTGTTGTCCTACCCATTTTCATGTGATCTTTACAAACAATTACAGCACTAGACCTTGAATGATAATTTTCTTCATTCTTTACAAACAGCCAATAATGTGGTGTTGATTCGCAAAAATGACAAGTGGTTTGGCCTAATTTATTCAAAGTAACTTCCCACTCTTCACCATTTAGTCTTATTGGATCGTTAACATAGTATGAACTTTCTGATTTTGAAAATTTTTGTAATGGATTAGATGTAAGTATTTCTTTATTTATACTATAAGTATAATCAAACATTCCGATACCATCATTTGGAACTGCTGGAGCAGATAAATGATCTATTATTAAGTCTGCATCTAAAATATCGTCTTCTAAAAATAAGTTAAAGTGTATTTCTGATGGATATACGTCATTCCAAATTCTTAAATTAAAATAACCATTTTCAAGAATGCAATGACCAATAAGCCCGCTAAAACCTTCTTTTTTAATTTCAATTACATCTGATATATTTAAAAGTTTTCCTAAATAGTTTTTATGAATTTTTCTAGGTTTGTTTTCTTCTAAAAAGTCACATTTATGCATATCTGAATAACTTGCTAATCCTCTAATAATATTTTTTAAAATATCTGGATGTGTGACTGGATTAATTGTAAATCCATGTATTTTTAAATTGTTTATATTTTTCATTTTTTATTCTTCGTGAGGGTAGTCCAAAATTAATGATGCTCGTGGCTTATGTGCAATTGCTTTATGATATGTACCTTTCGGCATGTATATGACATCTCCAGCAGTCATAATGTATGAATCATATTCAAGATTTTTTGATTCCTCATTGCTAATAGCATGTCTTTCAAAATTTCTATCAACTTTATAAATTCTGTATTCAATTTCCCCAGCACATGTCCAAGACACCACATCCTGATAATCTGAATGAATATTGCCATTTAATTCATTTCCTGCAAAATTTATTAAAGACTTTAGTGTTGTAGTTGTTCCATCTTTATGAAAAAAATACAAAAACTCATCAATTAAACTATTTTGATACCAATTTTTATTTTCAATACCTGGACCATTTTGACGAACAAACCACATTTCCATACTAAGACTTTGGAAATGTTGAATATTTGTGTTAATGTTTTTGTTATTAACTACAAATTGTGGTTGAGTATTTTTATTTTTTACTCTCTCTTTAAATAGTTGCTCAGTATTTTCATTGGTTAAAGGATTATTATATTGATGATCTATTAATTCGACAAAATCTTTCCAGTCTGGAGACTTTTTCATAAAGCCTTTTAAAAATAGTACCTGCCCAGTTTTATTAGCCTCTTCAATTTTTAATTTAATATCTGTTTTTTTATTCAAATCTTCAGACTTATAGTTCATATCTTTTTTTATTTTATGTGTCTCATCGCAATATGGGTATGTTTTAGATCTTCCACAAAGGCACTGTTTCATGCTTTAATTGTACCATATTGAGCGTAAATTCAGATATTAATAACTTATGGTATAATAATTTTATGACATTTAGCGCCCCAGGACTGCAACAGTTGCATGAAAAAATATACTATTTCCCTAATTTTGTTAGCAAAGAAGATGTTGCTAAAATAAATGCTTCAATTGATGAAGAGCAATCATTAAAGCATCCATTTGAAGAAATGAATTTTGGAACAACTCCACAAATTATAGAACTTTTTCCAGTATGGGAAAAGGTTTCAGAACTTTTAGCACCAGACTATGTAGTTCATCCACTATTGACATGTTTACATTTTAAAGAAGGTGCTGAAATGTTGCCTCACTGTGATAGTCCAGGGGAAGGTAATCACGAAGACTTAACTCTTCCAGATGTGTGGTCTACCTGTTGTCTTTTAGAATTTGGAGTTATTACTTATTTTGGAGATTTTACTGGAGGAGAAGTTTATTATCCAAACCAAGATATAACTATTGCCGTACAGCCTGGAGATCTCGTTATTCATGGAGCATTAGAAGATTATAGCCATGGAGTTAAAAAAGTTCTTTCTGGTTCAAGATTTGCATATTCTAATTTCTGTTTAAGAGCAGATAAAAATCCAGGAACATTTTATAATTATAAGTCTGAAGAGTATTGTGAATTATTAAAAGATAAAACTCCAGAGAATGTAAGTAAGTGGCTTCATCCATTAAAACTTAATGAAAATATAATTGTTTTAGACAATGAGCCTCAAAAATATATTTAAAACTTATTGTTTTTATAAAAATCTTTTATCTTTATAAAACCAACAATCACATACCTTATTGGTCCTTTATTTACAACCCTTACTCCGTGATTATATTTATCTGATCCTGGAAAAATTAAAAGCGTACCTGGTTTTGGTTTTATGTCTATGTTTAAGTTAGGGAAAAATAATTCTCCGCCAGAATAATCATCATTTAGGTATAGTATGCTGGCATATTGTACGGATGGATCTGTATGTTGGTCTGTATGCTCATGAAGTTTAACTCCATCATACATTCTTTGTATAGTATCTCCTCCAGTAAAAATAAAATTTTCATCTGTCATTTTTACTATCGTTTTAATTTTTTCATGAATCTTTTCAGTAATAGGATGTTTATCAATTACAAGAGTTTTGTCTGTCCACCTATCAGTGATTTCAACTTTGCCCTCTGCAACAAGATTGTCAACATCATCTCTTCCATATTTAAGAAAGGCAAACCTTTTAATTTGATCCATATATGCAGTTGTCCAGTCTTCTTCTTTAGTTTCTTTAATTAGGTCAAAAAGGCTGTCTATTTCTTCTTTAGATATAAAATTTTCTATTTCAATTATATCTTCAAAAATCTCTTTATATTCTATGCCAAGTTTAGAAATTTGATTACAAAATATTTTGCCCATATATCAATAATACCATATTTTATGAACGGTCTCCATCCCATGTTCCTATTTTAGTTGTTGGTATGCCGCTCTCTTCCCAAAGTCTTATTACATGAGGGTTATCATCAACAGCATGCTCTACATCCCAAAGTTTGTTAATGCTATTTAATATATCTTTCTTTACTTCATAGTCAGGCCTATTGTCTTCATCTGCCCTCATAAAAAGAGCATGGCTTCTTATGTTGTTTTTTTGCAGCCATAAAGAAGTTATTCCACGATATTTTTCTTTTCTAGATGTAACAATAATTACTGAATATTTATCATTGTAAGAATTATTTAACATCTCAATGACATCAAAATTTGGCAGGGCATCAATAGAGGAGTAATGAAACGCATCATAATCTTTATTCCCACCACGAACATGGTGCAGAAATGGGTCTACATTTGCAAGTGTTCCATCTACATCATAAATGTGTGCTTTTGGTTTCACTTATGTTCTTTCATATGTCTAGATAAAGACTCATTTGCCATGATTCCCCATCTTAATTCCCATTCTTTTTTACAAATTGGACACTCTAGAGTTTTACTCATAATTAATTTTGATCAACTCCTAATGTCATTACAAAATAACAAAAAACATATCCAGCAATAAAAGCGGGAATTAAAAACCATGCAGCAACCATTACTATCCTCCTATATCTTATCTATATGTTAAGTATATCTTATATTCATTTAATTGTCAAATATCTCTGTCTTTTGTTTTTGTCCATGATCCTATAAAGCCATTAACTACCTTATTTCTTAATATTTCAGCAAAAGACAAATGTGGTATTTCAGATCCAATATATTCTTGACCAGTTTCAAGGTCTATAAGTTTCCATTTTGCTGGGGCTTTTGTATGAATAATTAAATCAACTGGTTTATCATAAGATTCTACCTCAGACCCATCTATTAAAATTCTTCTATTTTTTTTCATTATAATTTTCTTTTTTTATTTTTACATATTTAAAAATATTACTTGGAGTAGAAAGCCTTTCACCACTTATTATTTTAGAAACCCCATGCTCACAATCTGGACCAGATCCATGAATTACTAAATCTCCAGGAGAAGGAAAATATTCTATTTTTTGTTTGGGATAAAATAGTTGACCACCAATTTCAGGCATTTTATAGTAAACAATTGTGCCAAAGACAGAAAGTTTCTCTTCTACAAAATCATCGCCATCAACATATTTTAAAGATTTTTTTTCAATTTCTTCATAGTCATGAACATCTGAGTGTGCTTTCCAAAAATTTCCAACACTCATTTTTTTTATAACATTTGTGGGATTTGAAAAATATCCATCTGAAAGAAGGTCTTGTATTTTTTCTTGAATAAAAGAAACTTTATCATGATAGGATGATTCGCATGTATTATACTCCTTGGCCCATTTATCAATTTTATTTATATATGACAGTATTGATTCCAACTCATCGTGTGATAAAAAATTTTTATATACATATATTTTATCGCCTATAGTATCAAAATTATTTAAGTTAATTATATTGCTCATGATCATGATACATATTCTATAGAAACATGGTCATTACAAACATCTGCAACAATATAGTCTTTATTGTTTAAAACAACATCAAAGTACTGTGCGTCTTTGTTACAAAAAAAACATTTAGTTTGTTGATCTTTTATCATGTGTCAATAATACCATACTTTTATTTTTTCATATTTCTGTAGGCATATACCTATCCTGCCTATTTCCCACTTTGTTCCTAGGCCAATAAAAAGAAATAATGTTGTGCCTTTCTCCAGACGTAACCTCTGTTACTTCATGAGGCAAACTATCATCCCCCATAAAAAAAATAAATGTTCCAGGTTTTGGCTTTAGTTCCAAATTTTGTTTTGGAAATCTAAGTAGACCACCTTCGTAATCATCATTTAGGTATAAAAGTCCAGATCTGTCTTCGCTGTTATGAGGCTTTGGAATTATTTTATCATGCGATATATTATAAAAATTATCCATGTGTAAAATATTTTTACCACCTTTAGTCATTTTAGAATAAAAAAAGTTAGTTGGTACATAATCTAAATTATAAAAATCACAAACAGTTTTACTCATTGATGTTAATATCATAGTAACAACATCAATAACAATTTCTTTATTTTTAAAATTTTCAACATGCCAGGGCATTTTATTAGATTGACTTATATTCTCTAATCCAACACTAAGCATTGGGCCAGCAGATATTGTAGGATCTGGAGACAATACGGTACGATCTTTAATATTCTCTACTAAAAATTGTGAGGTTTCTTTACTGATAAAATTTTCTATTACATGTATTTTATTGTCATACGAGTACATTATTTTCCTTTTCGTGTGTCGGCCAATAATATTTGCAGGGGAGTTTGCGTTCAGGACAGCAAGGGGAGTTAAAGAAACTATTTATCTGTGGTTGAAAACTTGCATAGTATAAAGGATCTTTGTTAAATAAACTAACTCTGTGTGTAGTGGTAACCCTAGATAACTTATTATCGTCAAACCAAAACTCTGGAGCGTCATTGCCCCAATCATCCCAACACTGATCTTTTAGTTTATTGAGGTTTGCTTCATTGTTTTCAGTTTTAATGCCACGAGATTTTGCTTCTACAATCATAGCCTGTACATAATACCATAAGCCTCGTTCAAAATTTTTCCACATTAATACTGCTGGATGATTGCGCCAGCCACCTGTAGGCGACATTCCAGATAAAACATTTAGAATTTGATAGCACTCTAGAATTTGCTTATTAAGGCGTTTTGAGTCTAATATTTTAGCACATTGCACAAAATCTTGAGAAGGTAGAAATGTTTGCATACTACTATTATGACAGATTTGTCAGAGTATGTCAAGCAAGTATAGCGCCGACAATGGCAATGGCAATAATGATGCCAAACAGGATTGTTAGAGCCTTAACGCTTTGGTTTACTTTGTCTTCGTTCATATATCAATTATACCGTATTTGCTTTCTTATCAATATTACATTTACCATGTGATGGCCTAACATTTTCTAGCATGTCTGGCCCACCTTTAGATATTGGAATAAAATGATCTATCTGAAGACCTTTTTGCCATCCAGGTTCTCCACATTTTCTTGGAGCAGATAAATCTATTTCTATTTTACATATGTAACATATGGTTCCATATGTATCTAAAACTTGTTTTTCAGAGTAGGGAGAATGTCCATTATTTCTTTTTAATGCTTCACGCTTTCTGTTCTTTCTTCTTCCCCATTCTCTAACCTTGTCTTGGTTGGCTTTTCTATATTTTTCTTCGTGAATTTTTCTTTTGTTTCTATTTGCTTTATCATATTTTTTGCTAGTTTGTCTGCTTTTTTCTGGATTGGCTCTATGGTATGCAGCATTACGAATAGATTGACATTGCCTACAATAAGTATGTTTCGCCTCAGCAACCTTACAATCGCTACACATTTTCATTAAACCATTATCTCAAATTTGGAAGGGTATGTCAAGTATAATAGACTAATGACCCTACTATATATCCTCTATAGCCCTATATACAAGGCTATAAAGGTGGGTATATCCGATGTGTCGGGTAAAAGGTTTGCAAGCCATAGGACCAAGGGTTGGATACTAATCAAGTATTGGTCATTTTCTCGGCGGGATGAAGCAAGAGCCGTAGAAACCCTAGTACTAAATACACTAAGAGACAAACATGGACATTTCCTGGATAAGGACGATATGCCCCAAGGTGGTTATACAGAGACATTTGATGCGTCGAAAATAACTCGTAAGGGTTTGATCCGTATGGTCAATAGGGCTATAAAAGAGTGTTCGTGATATCTGAGCCTTGTACTGCCTCAAGTATTAATATTGCCAGTTTATGAGATTCTTTTTCTTTATGCTTGGTTTTGAGATAGGGAGATATGATCTTGGCTATCTTGTCTAGCATTTCTTGATCCATATACAAAAATATTATAGCACTGTATTATTCTTCAAAAGAGGATTGTTGCTCGAATAGTTTATCTTCGCAGTTCGGGCATAAAGTCTTGGTATCGTAATCTTTTTCAAATACGACTCCGCACTTGTAGCATAGTATTCTAATCATAATAATCCCATTGTATCATAGTTATCCACAGGTTTATCCACAGGTTCAAATTTCGGCGGTATGTAAAGTTCGGCGGAAAATAGAATAACAAACCTTCATATGCTCTATAAGAGCACTATCGGTTAGTATCGTCTATAATGCCTATAGATGTATATCGTTTACTGGTTCTTTAGACCAATGAATATATGACCTGATATAGACAATAGCATAGGCCAATGCTGAGAATATGAATCCATACTGGTTTGTTAATATGGCATAGGTTATCCACAGGCATTCGTTGAATAATAGGACAAACCATCCCCATTTGTCCTTACGGCCAACAAAGTATATACCTGCTACGCCTATAACTGCTAAGATCCATGACCAGTACATATATTCATTGTAGCATATGTCCATATGGGGTTTTTATGTATACCGTCGAAAGTTATCCACAGCACATGGTATAATTTTTATATGTCTATAACTAGAATTGATAACATTTTTTCACAAAAAGAAATAGATCATATGCTTAAAATAATATCAGAAGGTGATTCTCATATTGATGCTAGGTATGGTAGACTTCGTGTTTCTGACCTAGAGCATGGTTTATTGCCAGAAACCATTGAAAAATTTAATAATATTGTTAAAAATATTAGTACACTTCCTTTAAAGATGGGTTCTGTCATGTCTGTAGATTATAGTCCTTTGTATGGAGAGCCACACCTACCCCCACATTTTGATGGAGATTCTAATGACCTAATAATAAATATTCAGTTAGACTCTAACACTTTCTGGGATATTGGTTTAAACTTAGAAACATACAGATTGAACGACAACTGCGCTTTAATTTTTAATGCAAATGAAGAGGTTCATTGGAGAGTTCATAAAAGGTTTAAAGAAGGAGAGCATGTTTTAATGGTTTTTGCAAGGTTCTTTAATGAAGAAAACCTGTCAGATTATTCACACCTTTCAGTTCCAGACGATAAAATTCTTAAGGCTCCAACAGATTTTAGAAATAGTCTTGGTATTTTTGATTAGTTTATCCACAGGTTTGTCTATATTTTTGATGATATAATTAAAATATGCAATATAGTCAAGTAGGTCAAGATCAATTTGCATTGGATATGCTTAATAATAAGCGAGAAGGTTTTTATGTGGAAATAGGAGCATACCACTCAACAGATGGAAGCAATACATATATGTTAGAGAAAGAGCATGGCTGGACAGGCATATCCTTTGAGATAGTCCAAGATAGGGTTAATGAGTTTAACCTCAATAGGGTCAATAAGTGCTATATTGGTGATGCCACAGTATTTGACTATGAGTCTTTGTTTGATAGGCTAAGCCTTCCTAAGCAGATAGATTATCTCCAGATAGATATTGATCCAGCAGAAGCCTCACTTATGACATTGCTTGCTTTGCCCTTGGAAAAATACAGATTTTCTACTATAACCTTTGAGCATGATCTTTATATGAATCCAGACAACATGGCTATCAAAGATAGGCAGAAAGAGTTGTTGTCTGGTTTGGGATATGAGTTAGTTAGAGAAAATGTTACAGAACCACACTACGGTCTTCCATTTGAAGATTGGTGGATTGACCCTACAGTTATAAGTTATCCACAGAAAAATGTTACTGATAATATTATTAGATAGGGTTAAAGTGGAGTAAAGTGGAGGATAGTGGAGTAGGGAGCGCTTACCATAGATTGTTCGTAATGTCAAACCGACAAACCTTCATATCCCAAACCTTCAAACCTTCGTACCACATATGCCCGATATTGTCAAACCATCATATCCCGATATAAGGTTTGGGCATTATACATGCAAAATAGTGGTTTGTCAAGTCCTTGTATGCATGAAATATGCCCATAAAAATATACCAAAACCAGGGGAAAATTTGCCAATATCGTAATGTTTTTTAACAAAACTTTATAAAATATATAGGAAACCAGGAGAAAAGGTTTGTTATTGTATAGGGGGTAGTTTGGCTATTCTTTGTCCCCCGCTTTTTGCAGCGGTAGTGGATAGGGAGCGGGCCCGCCCGCTTGATCTGCGTTTTTGGCGGGGGATTTAGAAGGAAAGAAAGCCTTAAGAGTAACAATAGAATACAACATACCTGTTAGAGTATTCATGTCTTCAGTGAATTGATCATATTCTCTTTTAGAATCATGCCTATGAGACTTCTGGTTATAAAGGTTTGCAAAGTGTCTTGGCATAATACAATTATACACCTATTTGACAAACCAGGATATCCATGGTATAAGGTTTGGGGATATAAAGGTTTAGATCGTAATGTTCAGCAGGGGGAAAGTTTTAGGGGTTCGTAATGTCTTTTCGTAATAAGGTTTGATGGTTTGACAAACAGATAAAAATATGGCACGGGCGATTTTACGCCTCTTCTTCCTCCAGAAGATCGGTAATGTCTTCAAACCCTGTATCCTCAATACCTAGTCCCTCTAACAATAAGAACCAGGACTCGTTGATATACTGCTCTAGTGTAGGAGTACTATTAATTATCCCCTCGGCAAATGCAAAGGCAAGCGGCAGCCCCAAGTCGTTGTACTCAAAGAAATCTGCTAACTCATCATCTGATTTATAGTTTAACCAGAGTTGTCCCAATATAAGGGCTTTGTTCTCAAAAGTTGTTTCTGGCATAGTTGGTGCCCTCCTTGGTTTCCTTGGCTGCTTCTGCTATTACCTGTAAACGATTATACACCACATAAGGCTGTGACTGTGCCATATATTGACCTACTAGTTCTAAGTCTACTCTGAGGTCAGCAATCTCATTACCAATTTTGTTAGCAACTTTTTCCTCATCAGTTAGTTTTCGTCTGATACGCATAGTCCTCCTCCATTATCATTGTACCAAAAGTTGGTGGAAAGGGCAACCCCACGCTGCCCCCTCCACCCAAGATCCAGGTGACCCAACCTAGACCTTCGCAATTAAATTTGAGTGATATGAAATAAATTCTTCTATGGTGTGCCAGTCATCACCGCTGCCTACTGTCATATCTGTAAGGTCAATTGTGATTGGGTGGTCCAGAAAGGCCTGGTCGCTAGGGTCCATTGCATAGATTCCATAGCCAGTCTCTTCCAGGATTGAGTCTTGGATGATATAACTGATGGCCATTCGAGTGGCATATGGGATATCTCCCATTTGCAGCCTAGGACGAGCATGCTGCAGCGCATGGGCCAGGACAGTGTACATGTTGTCCTCATCCCAGTGGCTGTACAACGTAACTGCCAGGTCCTCTGATTGTTTAAAAACGAAATTACAGCGGGCTCCCATTAATTACTCCTCATCACTAACAAATTCAATAACAATACGAGCAACTCTACCGTCGTCATTGAATTCAGCATAAACAGGGTAGACGCCGTCGCCGTAGCCTGTGTTGAATACTACTGACCTACCGTTGCCTAATACTCCAGCAGAACTATCAATAGTGGTGGCACTAGCACCTTGATAGGAGTATTGGCCTATTTTGCCTGCCAAGTCCCACTCCTCATCACGATTAGTTTTCCACTCATCAAGATAGCAGGGGTCACCTACCATTGCTTGTCCACTATCGACACCGAAACTGCCGATTAGTTCTAATTTATCCATATCTATTTTTGCCATGTTATCTCCTTGGGTCGTTTGTTCAATTATCTCATTATGCGTTGGCTTTGTCAAGTCTGCGGTATTCGGGCACATGCTCCTCATCTAGGTATGCCTTGTGAATCTCACATTCTGATACTGCATCAAGGTCAGCCTCACCTAGATAGTTACACTCATTACAAATCTCACCGCAGTCGTTATCGCAATACTCCATGCAGTCAGTTGCATCACAATCTCTACACTGTGATTCATAGTGTTGCTCTCTGATTGTGGCACCACCCATAATCTGCATGTCTCCACCCCACCCTGTTTCTTCTTGGTAGAACAGATGAAAGACTAAATCAGGATACTGCTCTGATAGGGCAAGCACCGCAGGAATCGGAGGGGACCAAGCAGTATTGAAACTATAAATAACTGACTTATCACCATGCTCCATAGTAGTTTCAGGATACTGTTCCTTATCATGAACAGCAACATCCCATTTAGTTCCCCAGTTGCGAACATTCCAGTCATACCAGTTATTACCCATAAAATCTATAATAGAATCATCATGGTTAGGGTCTTTCTGTAATGCATAGGTTTCTAGGTCTGTAGGTTTTACAATGTTCCAGAATGCAAAGACAGGATTGGAATACTCAACATCTAACAATTCCATTTGATGTGTATCAGAGTTCCATTGGTCATGCTGTCTTTGAAATGGTTGATTGACTTGAGAAACTAGTTTAGTAATCTGACTAGGGTCAGCCTCTATTGCTTCTATTGCTAACGAGTTATATACCCAGTTTGGCATGTGGGGTCCTTTCTAGTGGTCGTAATCCAATTCTAGCAGAATCGGGAAAATAAATCAAACCTTCTTAATGTGATTTGCATAGATCTCCTCACTCATCTACCCTCGCAGCAATGGCGAATGATAGGTCATATGTCAAACTATATAGATGTACTAAGGCGTCTACTTGACCCTCCCAGTACTTGCGCTCCATAGATTCCATGGCGTCGGAATAGTCATTCTCTTCCTCAATCCTCTGTGCCTCTGTTAGTTGTTGTTCAGCCTCTAGCATTAATACCTTTAGGTGACCATGCATTATATCGATACCGCTGATACCATGGTCGACCTGTCGCTGAAGATATGGGTCCAGGGTTGTTGGTGATATCTCCATTACTATCCTTCCTGTGTTTGACTAAGTATATACCGCATACCTGTCACTTGTCCACTTATGAAGTTATATTCAATATCTAAATCAGCAAAGTCTTTGCAAGCAGGGTCTAATGCTTCCATTTGTTCATTAAGCCCTTCTAGGTCTTGTTCAAGACTAATAATAGTAATCTTGATAAATTCAATTAATGTTTCTAGATTCATTGTTATTCCCAGTATTTCATGATAGTATTCATTGTGATGTGTAGGCTGCAGTCACAAGGGTCTCCACCCATGTTTTCCTCAAATTCAAAGTGCGATAGGTTGTCCTCGTAGATTTCTTGGACTAGTTCATTTATGGTGTATGGTTTGTATGTTTGGGTCATGTATTAATTATGGCAGATAATCGGGGAAATGTCAACTCTATCGTAATTGTTTTTGATTTTGATATTTTTGGGGATTTATTTCGTTCTTCGTAATTTAATTTAAGATTGATATTTTTATGTCCAAAATGTCCGAATTCCCACGTCCCGATTTTCTTTGCGATTCCGATGGGATTTGAACCCACGATCTCTACAGTGACAGTGTAGCGATTTAAACCAGACTAATCTACGGAACCAATTGCTGAGCAGTTTGAATTCTTGCTCAGGAATTTTTTGTTATGCGAGTTGCATTACATTCTGCACAACTTTTAGCAAACGATTTTTTTCTGCATTGATAGCAGGGTCAAAACCACTTGCAGATGCAAGGATTGATTCGTTAGAACCACCTCTTGCGGAGCGATACCAATCAAGGCGTTCGGTTAGTGCATTGAAAGCACCCCAAGCGTTTCCAGCAATCATGCCATTGAATTCGCCTGTATAGATGTCATTGATAACATCAACTTTATTTTCCCACTTCTTGATTGAACCCTTAGCATCTTTATCAGGCTTTGGATAAGCAGCAAGAATAATATCATTGAATTGTTTAGCATTGACTTCCTTCTCGAACATAGCCTTAGCCATGATGTCGAATTCGTCCATGTAAGCATTAGCAAGCCCAAGAGTTTCACGAGCAATCTGCACTTTACCATTGGCAGTTTGAGTGTGGCGAATCTTGAATGATTGCTTGATACCATTTTTCTTTTTCTTGCCACCTAGTGCAAGATTGAGAGTGTTAGCACACACAACACGAACAGGTGTAATGCTTGCTTGAATAGCGATTGAGCCGTCATGTGATGTATTGATAAGTAAATAAGTCTTTACCTTATCTGCAACACCGCTAGGGTCTAATACTGTTTCACGCTGAAGAGCGAGAGAGCCGAATACAACACGACCACCCTTGATTGAGCCAGCAGTTTCCCAACGACCTCCGCCGTCAAGGATATTATCACCGAATGAGAATAAATCTTCATTCTGCAAAACATGATAACGCTCACCGACAACACCAAGAATATCTGTTTGATTGTTATCTGTGGGGTTAGTGCGAACAACATACTGATAAGATTTATCAGATGTAAGAGTAGATGGAATCTCAACATCAACTAATCTAACATTCCAATTATTTAGATTAGCAGCAGCAAGCATTTCGCTTGTTGTTTTTTCTTCTGTGAACACTGTGCCTAGACCATGCCAAGCAGGTTCACGAAAAGAAGCAAATGAAGCAACGCCGTTTTGCGTTTCTAGTTCATGCGCCATTTATTTATCCTTTCGTAGTTATTGAATTTCAAGTATAGCAGGATAGGCTGACAAATGCAAATCTGTATAGTTAGATAGGGGATAAATCGGACATCTCGTAAATGTGAGCAAATTCACACCTGTGGATAAACCTGTGGATAACGGCACGGGGGGATTTTGAGGTGGAGCAGTTTAGACACTAAAGGATTTCCTCCATACTCAGGTGTTAGGGAGTGCCAGGGGACTTTCGCAGATAGATCTGCCTTGAACGCAGGCTGTCACCCAATTTTATTTAGTTTTATTGGTGAGCAGTTTTATTTCTTGCTCAGGAAAGTTTTATTACAAGTATCTAGCGATAGCGTTGTAAGTAGATGTGGAAACTACTTCCTCATCTGTCATCTTTAGGATACGAATAGCGTTTTCAATTTCATCTACCATTTCCTTGTATTGCCAATCATTGAAAGACTCAAAATCTTTCTCAGGCATTACAGGTAATTCAATAGAACCTTTTGGTAAATTGAAATCAACATTTACTTCGCCGTTCCAGCGAACATTAGCAGATAAGTCTGTTGCCTTAGAGATTTGAGCAAGTGCTAACTTAGCAATTTCCTTGTTCCACTTCTCTGTTGCCTTTGAGTATTTCTCCTCATTTACTTTCTGATTAGCCTTATCCTTTTGGATTTGGGCTAGTTTTGTTTCAAGAGCCTTGATTACTTTAGTTGTAGCAATCTTGACATTTATGGCTTTGCCTCTTGACATTGGGTCTGTCCTTTCGTTAGTGGGGTGTATCTAGTTTAGCATTTCTATACTAGAAAATCAAGTTGAGCAGTTTATCCTTCTCATGCTCAGGAGAGGTTAGCGTTATTGCTAAGATTACTTTGCTGTCCAAGTGGTATAGCGTGACTTACCATTGACATCAAGTTTTACACGAACATTACCATTGGCTTGTGGTGTAATCTCTGTGATTACTCCTGTGACCTTTGACTTCTGTGTGGTGTAGGTGTCGCCTACCTTGTATGTTGCTGTTGCTACTGACATTGTGTTTCCTTTCTGTTAGGGGTTATTGCTTATTGTATAATTATGACATTATTGGAGAAAAATGTCAAATCTAGGTCTGACATTTCTCACATTTTGAGATTACTTGCTGGTCTTTACCATAGCCAAACGGCGAGAGCCATTTGCCAAGACAAGACTAACTCTAGTAACACTGTTAGACATTGGTGCGAAACTTGCGATACGACCTGTAACGCCTGTCTTGCTGGTGGTGAATAGGTCACCAATCTGATAAGTGTATCCTCCGAGGGTCATTGTGTTTCCTTTCGTTGTGGGGTTATTGCTTATAGTATAAGTCTAGCAGAAAAATGTCAAAAATACAATTCAGGGGGATCTGCGGGGGGATTTATAAAGTGTTTATAATCACATTGTAATGACTTGACAAACCAAAGATTTTGCGGACGTGCCGCCCTTTCACTGATATAAAAAGAAAATAAATAAAAACAGCAATAATAAAATAACTTGTTTGGTATCCATTTATCTCATTTCTTACTCGCAGAGAAAATTATGTCGCTCTTAGAGTATACACAAAGTGAGCACGAAACGCAAGCCGAGCCCTTAGTTGAGATTAGTGGAATTTGTTTTGCATTTTCAGGACATTTTGCAGCAGGTCTTCCAATCATTTCTTTTACATCTGCTTTACCAGTTGCAAAGTTTTGTGCAAGGTATGCCATGCGTACACCATGATTTAGTTTTAGGTCTACAGCGGTTTTTACATTCTCGCTATCTGCAGAATAGTATAGTGATAGATTATCCATACCCTTGAGAATTAGGGCAGCGGATTTCACTCTAGTGTATACCCAGAATTGAACATCAGGATTATTTAGGATGACATGCTTCCAGGCCCTTGCGTATTCGTCATTGAAAAAGTCACCATCCCAGTGAATGCGGAATAGTTTAGGAGCGTCTTTCTTTTCACAATCAACAATAAACTCTTTTATCATTGCAGAAAGTAAGTCATACATCTCTTCATAGTTAGCGTCTTTTAGTAAATTCCAATTGTGTAGCAGATTATCTCTTACACCTTTATAGATTTTTTCGAGTTTTCCTGCGTAGCATACTTTGCTGCATACAGAGGTTTCACCAGGACATGAGTAAGCCTTACCACTAGGCAATCCAAAAGTGTTGGCAATTGTTGGGGTCTTTCCGTTTTTTGATACAGCATTAGCCACTTTCCTATCATTAGAGCGTTTTAGTTTAGTCATGGGGGGCCCTTTCTTTCCTCAATTGTATCAGCGAGGACTGACTTTTCTTTCTATTGTATTTCTTTTTTGAGGGTACGGCAGAGGCAGCATTGCTACGGCGTAATTCCATAAGCCTGCGTAATTCCTCTGGTGTTTTCTTCATAAAATAATCTTATCATAAACACATAAAAATGTCAAAATCTCAAATGTGATAAAGATCACACCGCACGTGGGCAGGAGCAGTTTATAGACTTGCTCAGGTCTTTTTTTTTAGTCTATGCGACTAATGTGGTCAACCTCCACATCAACTTCAACATCATGTGAGTGTGAATCTGCATAAACAGTCAAATCAATGTCATCAATATCAAAGTTTGCAAGGTCTGATAGTGCAACTAATACACGACCAGTAATTGTTGCAGTTGCTTCAAATTCAATCTCCTTAGTTGGATTGAATCCAAAGATGCTACAAATATCTGAAACAATTTCTTCTGAATCCATTTCAAGATAGTTAGCAAGTTGATTCTCTAACTGATTTACTTTAGAAATATATTGAGATAGGTTTGCAACATTCGAACGATTCTGATGTAAATCCCATTCAAGGTCTACAACCTTTACAGTTGGATATTTTGCAGTACCACTCTCAATAACTTTATAGGTTACGAGTTGGTTGGGGTTATAATGCTCAGGCGCTACTGTTTCATTAGTTTCCATTTGTTATGTCCTTTCCTAGTGAGTCAAATTCTTTTATAGTATTCATCATCTCATCTAACTGGCTTTCTGTCAAGCAGACAGTTGTAACGAGTGTTGCGGTAAGTGCTGAAAGACTAGCAGAATAATGAAATAGTGCTTTTGCGAATTCATCTGAGTCCATACTGTCTTTGTTTTGATACATAGCGGCAGCCATAGACATAATTACTTCGTCCATAACTGCGTCTTGTGTTGCTGTTTGTATTGCTAATGCGGTTGATAACATTTCTTGCCTTTCGTTTAGATAAATAATCTTATCAGAAGCGACTGACAATTTCAATCCAGGGGGAGATTTCGGGGGGCTTTTTAATGTGATCTTAAACACATGAGAACAATTGGTACAAATCGGACAGCACGGGGGCATTTTGTGCGGGGAAGCACACAAAATACTTTTTATTTATTCCATTGTTTCAATAAATACATAAAGCGGAATAGATTCAGTATAGTGAAAAGTAAAAGTTTCTTTTTCACCAAACTCATCTTTAGTTTCAATAAACCAATTATCGGCAGCGCCATCGCTAGATATTTCAATTACTTCTACAATATCTTCGCCAATTTTTATTAGGTCGCCCTCCATTAGTTGGTCTGGCTTTAGTAGATCCGCTGGAACTAACTTCATACTGTTTATTGTATCAGACATTTAGCGCATCACTACCTCTCCATTACGATAAAAAGTTTTAGTATACATCTTGCCTGTTGGGTCTGAAAGATTATAAGTTGCGTATTCCTTAGCATCTCCGCAGTCTACGCATTTAGTCCAAGCATCAACCGCAGTCATCATGTCTGAAACTCGCAGGGTATTTACCAATTCTCCGTCATAGGAAGTGGTAAGGGCATAAGTGTATTCCATTTTAGATTTCCTCCATCGCTACTAATTCATCATTTACAAGTCTGAAGCCTGTTGAGATTACTACCTCACCTGTTTCATCATCGTGGAATAGTGCTTCAGGGAATATTTCAAGCACCTTTCCTAGCATTTCATCAAATTTCATTAGACTTCCTCTCTTTCAATTAGCCAAGCCTGTAAGTGGTGTTGTTCAATAATAGCCCATGCTGGCGCAGTAGTCAAACCTTTATAGGTCACTCCTTCAGGCATAGGAATTTCTAAATCCCAAAGTCCAGCATCATTGACGGCATCTATCGCTTCAATACAAATTGGAACCATAAATTTAGGCACTGGCGGATAGTGATTAGACGACAAGTGAATTCCTATCTGAGTTTCCAAATCTAAGTGAATACCTAAATCATCTAACACGCCACTAGCCATTTCGTTAGCAAAATTACTTCCCATTTTAGTTAGCCTCTCTAGTCAAAAATAATTCTGGCTCACTTAGCAAACCATTATCATAGATTACTGAGCCGTCATCATCTAAAATAATTCCATAAATATTACACTCGCAGTCCTCAATATCAAAGTCCTCGCCATTAGCCCAACCTTGATAACCCTTGCCATAGCATAGGTCGCAGTTAGCAATAACCTTTAGTGCGTATTCTAATTTATCCATTTTTCATTTCCTTTCGTTCAATACCTAGAGCCTATCATGGGGGACTGACAAAATCAAATCCCCTCGCCCTTCTACCATGAGGAAGTGTAGTAAAAGGACAATTTGGACATTTCGGGTAGGGAGAATACTCTGTCCAATTTAGCCTTAGTATTCTTTAGGTCTTTCCAATACCATTCATCAATATCAGTAGAGCCAAAGAAAAATCCTTCTTGTGGCGGTAGCAAATTAGGATTACGCTCTGCCAAAGCCTTATTCACAAGATCAAGTAGAGATTTCAATTTCTCATGGGATACATAGTATTCTCCACAATTATCTTCTCCACCTTGAACATTCTTTACAAACCAAGCGTGTATCTGATTAGCCTTGCGCCAATAAGCACAAGTTACTTCAACATGAACGCCATAGATATCAACAGCAACATCTTTCATTCCTGCTGTTTCAACAATATTATTCCACAAAGGGAATACCACTTCAGGAGAGTCATAGGACAATTCATCATTATCCTGTAA